ACCGGTGTCAATGCTGATCTTTAATTGCTCGCTTGCATCCTCTGCCCAGGCAGACACATAGTTAATGTCGGCCTGCTTTTTTTCCACATCGTTGATTACCAGGGCATAATACTTACCTTTATCAATGGCAAGCTCAACGTTCGGGGACGTGGGCCGCTGGTAGTTCAGGTCTTGGCCAATTTCATAATCGTTAATGGTGATGTCGGGAATAGTACGAATCTTGACCTTGTCACCATACGCTGAAATTTCGCCCTCATAGTCCGTATTTGCAATGGCAGAAAAAACGGTCGCAGCATAAAACTTTTCCAGGAGCTTACCGCTCCAAATCTCCGGAATATAAGTTCCGGACATGCCGTTGCCGGCTTTATACGCGGGAAGACCCGCGTCAATAGGATAAACCATTTATAGCCTCCCAAAAGGCTATGCTCCTATTCTCCCTTCCAAGGTTGCAAGGTGAATATCTCTCTCCAAGGCATCGGCCTCAGCCTCTCGGCCCTTAAAGCCGCCTCTCAACTTTTGATCGTGAAAGGCCTTAATGTCTGCCCGTGTCCAGAACTTCCCTGTCGGGATTGTTCCGGGTGGTGTTCTATAAGGTTCAGGGTTTGCCGTTTTGGGTTGGATATTCGGCTTCGGCCTTTGGGCGGGAGCTTGAGCAAGCCCAAGGTATGTGTCAAATATCTCTTTGGTGGCAACCAGGTCCATGTTGCTTTCTGCTCTCCTAAGCTTGTCCTGCCTTGACTCTCCTTCGGGCCACTGCCGCAACCAATTCAAAAAATCAGTGTCGCGGTTAAGCTGGTTGAAGTCTCGGCCAAGCGCCCCAACGTGGGAAACAACCTGGCTCATGTAAGAGTTGTAAGCGGCCTGCTTTTGGCTCTGCTGCTGCATTTGAAAATCACCGGACATGTTACTGACCTGCTGTTTAAGCTTGGTGTTTTCTGCCTGCAGCATTGTGACGGTCTTGGCAAGGTTAGAAAACTCGGGGCCATAATCGTCAAAGGCATTGGCGTCAATGGTGCTCTGGCTCTGCACACCATTATCTTGTCTGGTTTGTGAGGTTTCGACCAAAGATTTAAGCCGTTCAACCTCTCTCTGCAACCCATCAACAAGGCCATTAAGCCGTTGATTATCCTGCTGCAACCGGGGAACCTCAGCATTAAACTTGCCCTGTAGGGTCAAGTATTTCTGCTTGTAGGCGTCCTCTCCTTCCGTTACCGACGGTTGCTGCTGTTGCTGCATGGGTTGAGTGTTGACATTCTCGCCCGGCAAAGTATCCCCGACTTGGGGCTGCGGTGGGGTTCCGTCCTGGCGCTGTTGAGACTGAAACGTAGGGGCCTGCATTGTGGGCGTTTGGTCAACCTTATGTGCTGCCTGCTGTTCCTTGTTCTGCTGCTGGGGTGTCCCTGCATCCTGAGACTGTGGGGGTTTTCCTTGGTTCAATTGTCTTACGAGCTCCTCCGATCTTGCGGCGGCGTCTCGTACTGCTTTGGGTAGCGTCATATTTTCCTTTCTGCGGCCCTTTTGGGGTATCGCTATGGTTTGGGTCGCCGTAATTGGCGGTGTCCGTTTTGTGGACAAAAAAGCACACCGTAAACAGCCCTATCTACAAAAATGTGAAAGCGAATAAAAAAAGCCATGTCCTGTAAAAGACATGGCTTTTCTTGTGTAGAGATATGGTGGTTAAAAAGTTGGGTTTATCCCCATCCAGTCCTGGCGGTTCCAGTCGTTTAAAAGTTAATCTGACCTGCAGGGCCTCCTCCTTGACCCGGGAATGAAACGTTTCCCATCTGCGCCATCCTCTGCGCCCTGATAGACTCAGGCATCCCCTTAACGTATGACAGGGCTTGGCACCAGCCCTGATTCCACTCCTTTTCGTGGCCTGTCATGGTGTCACCCTTGGCTCTTGTCTCCAGCAAATAGACCTCAAGGTATGCAATGAAGGTCTTAAAATCTTCATTGTGGTAAAGCCTAAGCACGGCGGCTGGTAAGTCTGCCTTGACATTCTCTATGTGTGATTCAATATTCATCACGGCACCTTTATAAACTGCTTGCTACGACCTGAGAACGTTTGTTTTGATAAAATAGTCACGGTATAAGGTCTGAATCTTTCCGGACACCTGCGTGAAGGGGTTGGAGACAAAGAACGCGATCTCGCGTATTGCCCGCTCGCTGTCCTCAGACATCTTGTAAAAGAAGAAACCGGAAACATAGTCCGGCTCGTCCGGCGGGTATTCCCTGTGCTCTATGCGGACACCTCTTGACACCAACAGTCTGTCAATACGAACCGCATCCATTCCTGGTCTAATCTTTACGCCCAGGGTTCTAAGGGCCTTGTCGTATGCCTGGCACATGTACTTATGTGCAGCCTGTGCGCTCATGAACTTATAGATTTTACTTTCCTTGTTTATGGCCTGGATGTTGTCACGATCCGTGACCGCCATATCTCCAAGGGTGGTATCTTCTGACTGCTTCATATAATTTTTTCTTCCAGTTTTTTTTGGTGGTTAAGGTGTATGGCGGTAAATGCCCGTGCATTCCTTCGGAAATTTTTAGACGCTGTTCTCATAACCTCAACGTCCTACCGTCACAGACATAGACCTTTTCAACCTTGTCCATGAAGCCGAAAGACAGGTGGTTCTGAATATCAACCTCGATAAGCCTTGTCCCGAACATGGTTATCATGTTCCCGAGCTCTTTGGCTCTATCAATATCAACATTAGCCCCCTCGTGCCTTGCGTGGCGACGCAACAGGCTCCATTCTTCTTTTCCGAGGTAAACGGCATCGACGTTCAGGCCATACCCGCCTTTGTAAAACTCTATCCGTGAAATAATGTAGTCTTCGATACTTACGGTTGGCTTTAATTCTGCGCCTTTTGGTGTAAGCAGTGCATTCATATCATTCTCCTTTGTGGTGTTGGCCCGGCCCCTCGTTGTGGTGTGCAAGGGTTTGAATACCGGGCTCAGGTTGTTTAGGTTTGCGCGGATAAACACAAGCCGCACATTAAAGACTGTATACGGTTTTGATCTTTTTTAAAAGATAAGAGTTCGTGTCATAAGAAAGGGTTACGCCCGGGCATTTACCAAGGCATGCACATCGGTAATGGTCCTTCTGAGACAGATCAAACAATGAGCATTTCAGGCATGTGTCTGAAAACTGTATGGCGTCGGTAAGGTTTGAAAACCTTCCGTTTTCAATGCCATTAATCATGTCGATCAAGGACGGGTGTTTTTGTCCAATGTCGCAATGATTTGTTTCCTCCAGGCCTTTTTCATCTTGCGTGGCATCCTCTTTAACATCGAGCACCCCCCTTATTTCCTTTGCGTATGCAACAGCCTCGTTAAACTGCTCAATGGTAGAGCTCAACTGCATGCCGCCGCCGCCTGTGTTTTTTATAATCAGGCTATAATTTTCTTCAAGATAAGCAACAATGTCCGGCCAAAGCTCGTCAAGCTCTGCCTGTGTTAATCCAAGGTAGATTACTTTGCTCATTATGCTGTCCTCACATCTCTACCGCCCGAAACATTCCCTGCCGGGTCTGTTTGTTGGTTAAGAGGGGTATGGCCCTTGCCCGGGGTCCTCCGTCCCATACCTGGCCTTTGACCTGCCACCGGAGCTGGAAGCGCCGCCTGTTGCTGCTGCATCATTTCAAGCTGCTGCTGCTGGGCCAAGGCCTTGGCCTTTTCACGCTGTATCATTTCACGTTTGCCCGGGACAATGTCATCGTCTTTGAAGTCACCAGCCTTAAAGATTTCCCTCAGCATCGAAGCAAGGCCTGTTTCCCCGATGATGTTTAGCACTGCAGGGGACCGGGTGACAACTTGCAGCAATTCATTCCGCCTAACCGCTGCCTGCTCCTTGGCCACCATTGCAGTGGAGCCCCTGGCGATGATCTTAACATCCCCCTGGTTGTATTCCGGATCGTTGAAAAACAAAAGCTGGAACTCGTGAGCACGCTCTACACTCGGCTTTATCATGCCGTTGTCTATGTTCCGGATCACGTTCTTGATTCCACGGGAAGCGTTGCCCATCATCATTGAAAAACCCGTGGCGGTACCCAGGGCACCACCCTTGCTTTCACCACCGTAGGCATATTTCGGGATGCCTGTTTTATTGTCCGCCTCTGCTGAATGGTGCTGGTAAATCTGCATGAGCTCTGCGGCCACCAGGGGAGGAACAAAGAAGCTTACAGGAGGTTTAGAGCTTGAGCCCATGGCGGGGGCAGAGTTGATCTGCCATATCTTCCATGGGTACATGTTCGTAATGTTTGATCCTGGCGGGAGCTGGGAAACATCCACTGCCACCTGCGGCCCGGAAGCAATACCCATATTGTTTATCATGGCCCGGGCTGCTGCGTTGCATGCGTCCTGGCTGTCCTTTATAATCTCCGGAACACCAGAGCCCCAAATTGATCCGTTACGCTTTCTGAGGCTTGCAAAATGGTACGGCACCCTGCCCAGGGGGTCGCCGTTGACCTCGGCCTTTATCACATAGTTTCCGATCAACCAGGCCTCTACAGAATAGTCAATGAAAGGGTCCGGTATCATTTCAGTGGGCATGCCATATTCGAGCAACTTGAGCCCCTGGACGTTTACCCAAAACTGCAGGGCATCTATCATGGACTCAGGGCTTCGCCACTCGTTCGGCCTGTTTTCGAGCTCCTGACGGGTTTGGTCGTTGGCAAGGGCAAGCCATGTGGATTGGCCAGACTGCCCATAGTCATGTAACACCATCCGGATTGCATCATCGTCATACCCCTGGACACCGATAAGGCTTACCAGGTATTTCCTTGTCAGCCTGTGCCTTTCGATAATGCCGTCCTCTGGCTTTCTGGCGTTTGGCAAGGGATAAATATCAAAGGGTGATACCCGGTTGTAATCCATGGACACCTCCTCGACAACTTCAACCATGCTGCCAGCTCCGGCAGGTACCGGCCCTTGGTATCCCTGGTCCATGCCGTCATAACCTATAAGCGGCTGCTGTTTTGGCTTGGCCCATTTCAGGCGCTTTTTCTGGCGAAGCACAGGGCCTTTGAGAATGCCGGACTTGAACGTGGATATGTCGTCAATCGTATCGTGCATGGCCTCTTCCCAATTTGCCTCAAGGATCACATCATGCAGCTTTGTTTCGATGCGGTCCCGGGCGGCCTTGGCTGCCTGCTCCATTTCAAGGCGTATCTCCTGCGCTATTTCGTCCGCGCGGCCCATGAGCATTTGATTGATTTCTTGGGGGTTGAATATCTCATGGGCCTTTTGTACGAAATAGGCCTTGGCCTGCTCGTCGGTCTTAATCTGTCCGGACTGCATGGCGGCCACAACCTCGTCATGGTGGCGGGCCTGTATCTCTGCCATGACCTCTTGCATAAAGTCCTGCTGGACCCTCTCCATAATCTTACCGGTCTGCGTGTCGTTCAATTCAGGCACAGGGGTGGGCTTGATACCCCAGGGCTTATCACCTGCCGGAAAGAGAAAGTCTGAAAGCCAGCTCGTTACCGCGCTGCACTTCTCGTCTGTGAGCATCATAAAGACCTCACTGCCGCCCTGCGCCCTGATCTGTGCAAGCTTGTCTGGTGGGTAAATACCGTTGCGCCGCCGCAAGGCGTCAATCAAGCTTTCCTCGATCTGCTGTTTGGCTTCCTTTGCGGCCTCGAACAATGACCGGAAGTAACCGGCCAGTGATGTAATAACCGGCCGCCTCTGGCGCTCCATTGCCTCTTTTTCTGCCTGTGCTTGTGCTGCCTCTTGAGCGTCAAGCGCCTGGTTCGGTATGAACTGAATCAATGCCGTCTCCCCCTTTTTTTGTATTGAACTGCTCTATTACGTCAGAAACTAAATAGTTTGCCCTGGCCATAAGCTGATCCTTGGAACAATCTTGAAGGAAGTCCCTGAATGAAAAAAAGTATTCCCTGTCTCCGATAAGAAACATGCCAGTTAATTCTATAAATCCGTCTGTGAAATCATTGGTCCCCTTTCCAACCGAATATTCAAGCCTCGTTATTGAGCTGCCAATGGCCTCTCTTAAACCTCTTTCAACTGCCTCAAAAAAGAATTTATCATTGTCCTCTGTCATTTCCACACCTCTTTTTTATTCGCCATTTGTCAAAGGGTACCACCCCCTTTTGCCTTGTCGTAAGCTACTGTAAACAAAGCAATTGTTTGAAAGGGTACCCCCCCTTTACACACCCTTGGCACCCAAAGGGTGGTAACCGTTCCCCCCCTTTGGTTTTGGGGTCACGTCCACCCGCCTGATGGCTGTTGCTGAACCTGAACTGCAGCCCCCATACTCACTTGGAAGTCATGGCCCATTGCCAGTGTTTGGAAGGCATCGGCACCGTTACTGTTTTCGTCGTGAAGCGGCTTGTTGTGGTACGTCTGCAATTTGTCATCCCACTTTTTCCTGTACCCCTCCAACCTCAGTATCCCCTTTGAGCAACGAATCTTGTCAAACCAGCAAATAGCAAATATACGCCTTGCCGCGTTGATAGAGTCTATCTTATCATTCACCCGGGGCACATGGACAAAAGGTAGCCCGATCCTTTTTGCAGACTCCCACCGCGACCGACCCTGAGCCCCCAGCTCATGGACCGAAATATCATGGGGGGCATAGTGGTGCCCATAACTATATCCCTTCTCCACCAAAATTTCCTTATAATGTTCAAAGCCTTCCCCACCGAACTCATAATAATCAATGACATGAATCTCCCGGCCTATGTCCTGCGTGAACCATATCGCCATGACATCATTCATGCCCAGGTCCCACCAGGTGTCTACCATGATCCCTACCTGAACAGGAACATTGCATATCCGGCCCTCGCGCCTGGCATTGACAAACTGAGTCTGGAAGTAAGCCCCGAGTACAGCAGCCTCGAAAGCTTCCTCCGGGGTGCTTGGGTTCTCCCGCTTCATATCGTCACCCAAGATTTTCCACTTGGCCACATACCACCATTTTTGTGGCATTGTCAGCTTGCGGCCAATGATGCCTTCCAAGGCGGTGAAATAATCCACCATATCCTGGATGATCGGGACTGGCTCATGGTTGACGTTCTCGGCACTGTCCCACCAGGGGAAAAAGAAAAACTTAAACTCCTGGCTGGTTGGTTCAATACCCTCCTGATCGAGCTTCCTTGCTGCCTCGCAGAAGTCAAAGAAGTATCCGGCCCTGCCCTCAGCCGTAGACTCGACAAAGTTAAGCGCGGCCTGCGTGTGTGTGTGCACGGCTTCAAACGCACCGGTAACAATCTCCCGGGCCTTTTCCGGGAACCTGGCGCATATCTTCCCGAACTCTGACACATGAAGGAGTTGCAGGGTACCGGACCGCATGGACGTACCGACGGAAATGATTGAATTGTTGTCGAACTCAATCTCGGTCTTGGACATAGTCTGCGTGGAAAATGAAGCCCGTAGACTATCCGGAAGGTTGTTGAATGGGTAAAGAATCTTGCGCCGGAATATCTTTGAAACGTCCTCTCTGTTGTGGGCGATAATGCCGGCCTCAATGTCTGAGTTCCACAAGCACCGGTCCAGGAAGAAAATATCAATGAACGTCGTAAAGCCCAACTGCCGTGACTTTAAGATGATGTTCATGTAGTGCATGTCCCAATACAGCCGCGTCTGCTCCACGTTGGGCCTGAACAGGACACGGCGACCATGCTTGTCAATGATGTAATAGAGGTTGTTTAGTCTCCACCAGGGATCGCGGAGCTGTTCGGTTAACGCCTGCTGGTCTGTATATTCAAGATGGTGGGGCTCGGTCTTTTCCGTAACGTCCAAGCGCGGGTCATCATCCCGCAGGACCTCAAGCCGCGTCGTATCCTCCAGGCTGTCCAGGTAGTCGTCGGAAACGTCCCATGGGTCAATCATTTCTTTTTCATGTCCCTTGGCAATCCAAGGCGGGTGCCGTCAATGTCGGCCCTGATCTGCTTAATAACGTCGGCCACTGTGGTTAAGCCGTTGTTGGCCTGGCGGTGATCCTCCTCGTAGATGCCGACAACCTTAGAGAGAGCTTCCCGGGCAACGTTACCATTGTCCCATTCGACCTCTATAATGTCCTGTTTCAGCTCCTCGCCGGTGTCCGGGTCGGTGGTGGGCCTTAAGTTCCGGACCTTTATCTTTGTGACCGCCGCCGCCACTTCCCGGGGCAACCGGTGCAAAGGAATAAGCCTTCCCGTTTCCGGGTCCAGCAGTTTCCGGGGATCAAAGAAAGCTCTCATGGCGTGGG